GATGATGATGATGACGATGATGATGATGAAGATGATGATAGTCATGATGATGTTAATGAAATACGTGATGTAGAAAATACTTTAAAAGATAGTATTGACAATATAATACAAAATGAAGAATCTACAGAAAAAGATACAAGAGTAATTGAAATAGACTTAGATGGAGAAAACAAAAATAATATAGCAAATATTAAAAATGAAGTAGAAAATGATTTATCAAAAATGACAATTCCACAACTAAAAGAATTCGCTATACAAAAGGGGATAGGAATTACAGAACAAAAAAAAATGAAAAAAAATGAACTAATTGAAGTAATTCAAAATGAACTTAAGTAAATTTTTATTCTATATAACATATATATATGTCTCAAAGATCAGCAAATAATGTTTATTTTAATGTACCAGAATTGATGGAAGATGGTAGAATTATTACACAATATGCACATAATATGGAATTAAATGAAAAATTTATTGAAAATGGTAATATCATTACAAATGCCGATTACAGAAAATATTTACAACAAAATGCTGGAAGTATTATTGAACAAAATCGTAATAAAACATTTTATGAATCTTCAAATGTTAACAATAATATACCAGAATATGAAACAAAACCAATGAGTGATTTAAAAACACTCTATTTATCTCGTGAAGAATTACAAAGTCAATTGTATAACAAACCTGTTAACATTAATAATAATATGAAAAAACATTTAAAATAAATGCGTTATTTTTATAATTTTTGACTATTAATTATAAAAATTGAAATAAAACAGTTAAACAATAAATTTATAAAAATAATATGAAGAGGACTTTTGATGACGAAGAAAAACAAAAATTAAACAATGATTATCATTGGAAATTAATAGAAACATATTTTGGTGAAAATCATTTGGAACAATTGGTTAGACATCAACTTGAATCATACAATGAATTTGTCAATTATCAACTGGAAAAAACAATTCACATGTTTCATCCTATTTACATAAAATCAGAACAAGATTATGATAAAGAAAGTGATAAATATAAACTTGAAATGATTATTACATTTTCAAATTTTCAATTACATCGTCCTCAAATACATGAAAATAATGGTGCTATTAAATTGATGTTTCCTCAAGAAGCCAGATTAAGAAATTTTACATATTCATCAAGTATGACTTTCGATTTAAATATAAAATACATAACACGTAATGGTAATAATTTAGAAAATTCACAAATATTTTGTAAAAAAATTCCTTCAGTCCATATTGGTAAAATGCCTGTTATGTTGAAATCATCAATATGTCTTTTAAATCAATATAAACATATGGATTCCCAATTAATTGGTGAATGTAAATATGATGCAGGTGGTTATTTTATCATTAATGGATCTGAGAAAACTGTACTTGGTCAAGAAAGAGCTGCTGAAAACAGAGTATACTGTTTTAATATAGAAAAAAATAATACAAAATATAAATGGTCTGCTGAAATTAAATCTGTACCTGATTTTAAAACAATTAGTCCTAAACAAATTAATTTAATGATGACATCTAAAAACAATAATGGTTATGGAAATTCAATTCATATTCAAATACCAAGAATAAAAATACCAATCCCATTATTTACAATATTTAAAGCACTTGGTATAATTAATGATAAAGAAATTTGTAAAATAATATTGCTAACAAACGATTTTAATAATGATGAAGAAATATCAATTCTTGCAAAAGCATTGAAAGGTTCAATCTATGAAGCAGGAGATATTGAAACAAAGGAACAAGCTTTTGATATTATTAAAAATAACGTTATATTTACACCAATTAATATGGATAAAGATCAAGGTGAACAAAAAAAAATAGAATTTGCTCAAGATGTTTTAAATAATGATTTATTTCCTCATTGTCATAACGAAACACAAAAAATATATTTTCTTGGATACATGACCAAAAAATTATTGATGGCAAATGAAGGATTTATTCAACAAGATGATCGTGATTCTTATTTAAATAAACGCATTGATTTAACAGGAACATTATTGAATAATCTTTTTAGGAATTATTTCAATAAACTTGTAAAAGATATGCAAAAAATGATCGTAAAAGAAATTAATACCGGTTCATGGCGCTCTACATATGATTTTGAAAACATTGTAAATCATACTAATATTTATAAAATTATAAAATCCACAACAATTGAAAATGGTATTAAAAGAGCGTTAAGTACTGGAGATTTTGGTTTGAAACATACTAATAGTTCAAAAGTAGGTGTTGCACAAGTATTAAATCGTATGACGTATGCTTCAAGTTTAAGTCATTCACGACGTATTAGCACACCAATTGATAAAAGTGGTAAATTAGTACCACCACGTATGCTTCATAATACAACATGGGGTTATTTATGTCCTGCAGAAACTCCAGAAGGTCAATCAGTAGGTGTTGTAAAAAATTTAAGTTATTTGTCACATTTAACTATTCCTGTTAGCAGTAATTCATTACATGAATACGTTAATACATTAATTGTTCCATTAGATGATTTAAAAAATACAGAAAAATATTTTAAAAAAGTAAAAGTTATTGTAAATGGTGCTTGGGTTGGTATTACAGAAAATCCGCTTGAAACATACAGAATTTTAAAAGAAAAAAAATATACAGGTATGATTAATATTTACACATCTATTATATTTAATTATAGTAATTTAGAAATCCGTATTTGTAATGATGGCGGTAGATTAACAAGACCATTATTGCGAGTATCTAATAATGATTTAATTTTAGATAATGATGTTATGAATAGAATTAATAAAAAAGAATTACAATGGGACGATTTACTTACAAATATTAAAATAAATAAATCAATTATTGAATATATTGATCCAGAAGAACAAAATACATCAATGATTGCAATGAATCAAAAAAAATTAAATATTAATAACAAAAATGAATCTATATATTACACTCATTGTGAAATACATCCAAGTACAATTTTGGGTGTTTTAGCATCATGTATTCCTTTTCCCGAAAATAATCAATCACCCAGAAATACATATCAATGTGCTCAAACAAAACAATCAATGGGTGTTTATGTTACTAATTATCATAATCGTATGGATAAAACAGCATATATTTTGAATTATCCCATGAGACCATTAGTTGATACACGTTTAATGAATATTTTACAACTAAATAATATTCCATCTGGTTCACCTGTTATAGTTGCTATTATGACACACACTGGTTATAATCAAGAAGATAGTATATTAGTAAATAAGGGTGCTATTGATAGAGGATTATTTATTGCAACTATTTATCATACCGAAAAAGATGAAGATAAAAAAATTAATGGTGATGAAGAAATACGTGGAAAACCGGATCCTTCACGTACAAAAGGAATGAAATTTGGCAATTATAATAAAATTAATAATGATGGTGTAATTCCTGAAAATACACTAATTGAAAATCGTGATGTTATTATTGCAAAAATGATACCAATTAAAGAAAACAAAAATGATCACACAAAATTAATCAAATATGAAGATCAAAGTCGTGTATTTAGAACAAGTGAAGAAACATATGTAGATAAAAATCACATTGATAGAAATGGTGATGGATATAAATTTGCTAAAGTTAGAACACGTATTATTAGAAAACCTGTAATTGGTGATAAATTTTCAAGTCGTCATGGACAAAAAGGTACAATAGGTAATATTATTCCCGAAGATGACATGCCATTTACAGCTGAAGGTATTAAACCAGATATTATTATTAATCCTCATGCGATTCCTTCTCGTATGACAATTGGACAATTGAAAGAAACTTTGTTAGGAAAAGTATTATTACATTTAGGATTATTTGGTGATGGTACAAGTTTTGGAGATTTAACTGTAGATGACATTTCAAAAGAATTGAAGAAACAAGGTTATAATAAACACGGTAATGAAATTATGTATAATGGATTAACTGGCGAACAAATGGAAACATCTATATTTATTGGCCCTGTATTTTATCAAAGATTAAAACATATGGTTAATGACAAACAACATAGTAGATCAATAGGACCAATGGTAAATTTAACAAGACAACCAGCAGAAGGTAGATCACGTGATGGTGGTTTGCGTTTTGGTGAAATGGAGCGTGATTGTATGATTTCACACGGAGCTTCAAGATTTACAAAAGGACGTCTATATGACGCATCAGATAGTTTTCAAGTATATGTTTGTAAATGTTGTGGTATGATTGCAGCATATAATGAAGAATTACACATTCATCAATGTAAAACTTGTGATAACAGAACAAGTTTTGATTATATGGAAATTCCTTACGCATGTAAATTATTATTTCAAGAATTAATATCCATGAATGTAGCACCAAGAATTTTAACAAATTAATAAAAATAAAAAATATTATAGTATAGTATATAATGACTGATTCTTTAAAAAAATCAAATGCTAAAATATATAGTTTAGATAACTTTCGTCCAAGAACACATGAAGTCTTAGGAAGAGCTTATAATACATCTTTTTATTTTTTACAAAGTCAAAATAAATTAAATAAACCTTTAGCAATGGGTGGTTTTCGTGTTACACAAAACGCAGGTGATCCATATTCAAGAATGAATTATTCATGTAAAGGTCCTAATCAATTAAGCAGTCTTGTTTTCACTAATACTTTTTCTAATAAAGATGGTGTTAAATCATCATGTGATGAAACAGGGGTTGAACCTAGTTCTTGCAATGTAAAATATGTATATGACAGTTCCAACTTCACACGTTATTCAAAAGAACGTGCTATGTTACGTAATAGAGAAAATGAATTTTAATTGAAAAAAATATTATATTATGTTGTTACATAATATAATGGAAAAATATATTTTAGAATTTTTAGGAACACTATTCTTTTTATATACAATACTTGTTACAGGTGATCCATTAATTATTGGTATTGCTTTAACATTAGTTGCAACTATTATTGGAAAATTTTCTGGTGGTCATGTTAATCCTGTTGTAAGTATTGTTATGTTTGCAAAGGGGGAATTAAATAATACTGAATTATTACCTTATATTTTATCTCAAATTGCTGGTGGTCTTGCTGCATATGAATTATATAAATTAACTGCTTAATTAATTATAAAAATAAAAAAAATAAAAAAAATATAAAAATAAAAAAAAACATGTAAAATTTTTTTTAGATTTTTGATGTTTTACATTTCTTCTATATTATGAATAATTTTTTTCGGTTTTTTTAGCAAAACAGCTTCACCAACAGTATTACCCTTCATAACATATTTACATTTTGTATAACAAACACATACAGCTTTTTTTGACTTAGGAACTTTATTTTTACTATAAACATAACATAATTTACTTGCATATTTAATAATACTATCTAAAAATTGATTTTTTTTATCATGACTAACAATAACGTAACATGAAGGATAATTATCCAAATGAAACCATAGATCATTTTTGTTTGATTCATCTAATAATTCCCAATTATTTTTAGCATTTAATCCAATTTTAATTATTGCATTTAAATACTCATAAGACGTCATTATATATATTAATTCGATTGTTTTAATATATATTTAATTTTTCAAATTATTATTTTGTTATTTATCATAGTGTAATTGCTTCTTTCAATTTTTTTATATTTATTACTGGTTTATTTTCAGAATTATCATCACCAATTATATCACGTTTTTTTATAAATTTATAATACATAGTTGTTATCATACAAGAGAACATAAAAGATAACACAAGTAAAATAGTAAGGGATATTAGACCTTGATTATTTTGTAAACTAAGCAAATCATTTGTCATCTTTTCAAAATTAAAGAAAGACAACATGTTTTAATACTATAATATTATAGAAAAAAATTTAAGATCCTTCGATAAATTCTTTACCATCTTCTCCCTTAATTAATTTACCAACATATTCGGCTTGTATTTTTTTTCCTGGATTTGCTTGTGCCCTTTGAAAACTTACTAAATCATATAATTTATCTGTTGGTTCTCTATTGTCATCAAGTCGTAAAGCATATGCTTTGCCATTTACTATTTTTTTTTTAGCACGCCATGATTTTACTAAAATATTCAATTCTTTTACTTTTTCATCTTTATCTTCATTTTCCAGATTTGGTTTGTAAGAAAAAAATTTACTATTAGTTTCATTACCAAATGAAAAACATTCTAAAGTTTCTTCACTTGATGAAGAATTATGTATTGAACAATCAAATGATGCTTCCTTAATAGATCTTAATAATTGATTTGTTATATTTTCTTTTCTATTCATAATTTCAAATAATGATTCATCACTTGTAAAAGGTCTTTTATTTGTTTTATCATATTTACTTTTATCGTTATTTTTAATCGTTTTCGACATTTTATATTGTATTTGATTATCCGTAAATTTCATTAAATACATATACACTTTTATATTTCTTTCTGCTTCTGGTAAATCACTATGACTACAAATACGTCGTGCTCTTCCTATAACTTGTTCTTTTCTAACAGGATGCCAATATGGTTCTACTATATGAACATGTCTTACATTTTTCAATGATATACCTTCTGCACCTGATGCTGTAATCATAAAAACTTTGATTATTTCACCATAAAAATTATTTTTATTGATTTCAAGACATTCTGTTTTTAGTTTACTTGGCAACAAATCAAAATTACCATTAAATATATTACGTATTAATTCTTTTTCTTCTGTTGTTTCAGTTCCAGTATACAAAGCAAACATTTTTTTAGGTATTCTTTGATGTTTTGGTATATCCAATGACCAATTAATTCCTTCTTTTTTCAATTTAAATTTAACAAAACCACTTGCTTCCATTATAATACTTAAAATTCCTATACCTTCTAATGTTCTAAATTGACTGTAAATTAAATGAGAACCTATTAACATAGGATCCTCTAAATTTTCTAATATATGTAAGAATTTTGGACTATATGTTTGTAATGCTTCATGAGTTAATAATGTATCTTTATTTTGAACCAAAAAATTTAAAGCATTTTGAATACGCGCACCATATGAATCATCTATATTCGATTCTACAATATTTTCATCTTCTAAATATCGTCCATCTATATTTTTCTTTTTTTCACTATCTGTTATACCATCAACATCATCTTCATCCCTTACTAATTCAATTGCTTCTTCTAAATTAAATTTATCATCACCATCTTTTACTTCTTGAGCTATTTTCTTTTTTGGCATTGGTCTTCCAGGTGGATTTGGAAATACAAAATTACAATAACATCTGGAAAAAATACGATATGAAGAATTTGTACTTGAATATAAATCATTTGCTTTTTTTGATTTTCTTTTTTTCTCAATATTTCTTTCTTGTAAACGTACTTCTTCATATTTGGAAAATTGATAATCGCTCATTTCAATATTAATAATATGTAGATCGCTTTCTTGTTTGTATGAAGGCATTAATTGTTCCTGTGCACTTTTAAAATATGATGTAAGACCAAGAATACGTTTTTTAAACACATCTTCATTTTTAAAATCACCGGTATCTTCATTAATAAAATATCTCATAAAATCATTTAATTTATCAGGCAATGCTTTATTATATTCGATTTTAATACCTGGTTTATGTATTGTTATTCCATTTTTAGTCAATAAATCAACAATATTATTACTGAACTCTTCATCACTTAATGTTTTCATTTTAATATTTTTTTTTACACCTAGATAATTAACATTTTCACCTCGTGAATAAAATTTATTACTAAAACTATATGGATTTCTTGTAATTATTAAATTATTATTAATTATTTCAATATAATCCACAATTTCATGTTTTTTCAATATATTTTGTATCATTTCCGTTGTTATTTTTTTTGGGTTTTCAGGATTTATCTTAATAGGCATTGACCAACTTTTAATGTATCCACGCAATAAATTAAATAATATACCTATTTCATTTGGATAATTAATAATGGGTGTTCCTGTTAACAATATTATTCTTGCATTATTTGCTGTTAACAATAATTCATACAATTTAGTACTAATAAATTTTGGTGATTTAGCATTATCCTTTTCTATTTTATTTACAATTCTACTAACAAAATTATGTGCTTCATCAATAATAATTACTTTATTGTCAAAAGGATTAAAAGTATTTTGTTTTGTAATTTCATTTAATTTATCAAATCGTAAACCATTATAACTAATAAAAGTATATTTTTGACGAATCATTTCATCAATTTGTTTTTCAATAGCATTTTTGTGTTCTGTTGATAATTTATGATAATTTGTTTCCTTTTTAACATTTACTAACCAAGCACCCTTTTGTTCTTTAATATAAGACACCTTTAATCCTAATGCTTTTGATAATTTAGCTATTTTTTCTTCATCGTTACTATTAACACTTACAAAATCCCAATATTGTTGTTTTTTAAAAATTGGATTACCACATTTTTTTAATTCTTCGAAAAAATTTGTTTTTAATGAAGCAGGTGTCATTACTACTATTTTTTTCATACTTGTTAAACCTTCTGTAAAAGCTATTGCTGGTATTCCTAAAAATCCTTCTGCAATGGCAATTGAACTACATGTTTTTCCCGAACCAAGACCATGATATATTAATAAACCACGGTAAGGTGTATAAAAATTAATATAATCACGTACAATTTTTTGGTGAATTAACAATTTAAATTCACTATCTTGTTTTGAACCATCGCATGATAGTTGATGTTCTTCCTTCAATAATTCATCTTTATATGTGCGAAATAAATTGTTAATGAAATAAATAAATTTTTCACGATTATTCATATAATAGCTTGAATGCTTCATTACAATAAATTTATCTTTTGATGGTAATCTTTCTTTTATTTCATCACCTAATTCTACACTTGTAATTTCATTTACAGCTTGTCTACTAATATCAACTGGTTTTGTTTTACGTTTTCTTCGTTTAGCTTTTATTTTTATTTCTTTGTCCATATTTTGAATTTGTTCTTGTTCTACTACAGGTTCTTCTTCTTCCTTTTTCGAAACTTTACTATGCTTTGTTAATTTTTTTCTCATTTTTTTGTATTCATTTTTATCTTCTTTTGTAGCTTCTTTTGTTTGATCAATAATAATAGGTTTTTCCTTTTCTTCTTTTTCTTTTTGTTCCTTTTCTTCTTGATATGTTAAAACATCTATTTCTATCAATTCATCATTTTTTTCTCGGTTATTGTTTTTCTCTATTTCTAAAGCTACTGTAAAACTTTTTTTTGTAGCAATTTTAGGTTTTTTTGAGAACTTTTCTATTACACTTTCCATATAAATATATAATAGATACATTAAAATATAAAAAAACATAATTTATGATTTTTTATAATTGATTTTTTATAATTGATTTTTGGATTTAATGATTTAGAAAATTAATACATTTTTCACAAGCTATTTGTTCAGCTTTTCTTTTAATTTTATGTGTTCCCTCTGCTAGAAATACCAAGACTGATTCGTTATTTTCCATATAATTATGTATTGCTTGGAAATTCTTCATTTCATCTTCAAATATAATAGCTTCTTCTTTATTTGCAGCATGAATAGGTTGCCCTAAACATATGTAGACCCCCATACGATATCCTTGGTCTTCATCATAATTATCCATTTCTAAATAATGTGGTGTTACTTTAAATTCTTTTTGTATTTTTACCTGTAATATATTTTTATAATTATCATCATTACTAATCAATTGAATCCAATCAACATGTCTTTCAAAAATATTTTCAACAAATATTTGTGCCATTTGAAAACCAGGGCCAGTTACAAATAAATTTTTAAACCATGCGTCATCATCTTTAATTGTTAATTTATTGAAATCTAAAAATAGCGCTCCTAAAAAGGCTTCAAACAAACAACCCAATTTTTTCATATTTGTTCTTGTATTTTTTTCTTCTGCATGTTTTGAAATAATATAAAATTTATGAAGACCCATTTCATAAGCCAATCGTCCAATAGATTCATTTTTTACCAACGCAATTTTTTTTTCTGTCATAAATCCTTCATTTTCTTTAGGAAATCGTCTATATAAATAATATTTAGTTATACATTCAAGAACACCATCCCCTAAAAATTCTAAACGTTCATTCGATTTAGAACTTAGAGGCATACAATCAACAGGTCTTTCAACAATAATTATATTTTGTTGTTCGTTTTCTAAAAATGGGCGTTTAGTATATGATTTATGTATAAAAGCACGTTTATATAATTCGATATTATTAATTTCACTTGGAAGACCGTATTCTCTCAAAATATCTTGTACATTTTTAACATTTATCTCATTATTATTTGAATTAAAAGGATTGAAAATAAATTGCTCTCCGTTATTAATAATATCGTCATCATTTGTTAGTTTATTCATATTTTTTATTACTAAATATACATCTATAAACTTTATATCAATTTCTTTTTTTATTACTATTATTTTAAAATAATTATGATTTATGTAAAATTTCATTATCTAATTCAGGTATTGTACCCATATCATATTTTTCAAAACATTTAACATGTGTTATATTAATGTTTTTCATAATTTTAGAATCAATTGAATTAAAATCAATACAATTATCATTTTTATTTATTCTCAACGTATAAGACATATGAACGTTATAATCATCTATTTTACTGATAATAATATTTAAAAATAATCCTGTGTAACTTGTTACATAATAACCAATATTAATAGATTTTTTATACAACAACATATTATGCATTACTTGTAGTAAGCGAAATTTAATATCAGTATATTGTTTCTTTTTATCATTTCTTGTTGTTACTAAGCAACAATTAGCTATTTTTTCTAATTCTTTTTCATTAAATGGCATTTCTTTATTAGGATCACTATTTTTCAAATAAATATACTTTAATAAATAATGACATACACAATCAGAAACACGTCTAATTGGGGATGTAAAATGACAATATTCAGGCATCCCAACTAAATCATGTGATGAAACACTTGACATGTAATCAGCTTTTATACCATTTGTAATAATTTCTTTTAATAAATCTTTTCCACTTATATTATTATATATATCATTCAACCATTCTTTTGCATTACATGTTCTAAATATTCCCGTATTTAAATGAATTTTCAAATATTCACCTACAAATGAATTCGCAAATATTGCAAATTCAGCAATCATTTGTTTCACTAATTTTTCATTTGTGCTATCTTCATATAAAAATACATTATCATTTTCTTTGTCATAAATAGGATAAGCCATTGAAAGCTCATTTAATTTTATTCCTTTTGTTGTTTTAGCACGATTTTTTTTCAATGCTTCACTAATTTTTAATCCTGTTTCAATTGCTACTATTTTATTAGTATTTTTAGCTGCTTCATTGTAACTTAACGCATTTTCTTTTTTCAATAATATATTTGTAAACAATATTTTAATATCATTAATTGGTTCATATGTTTCCATATTGATTTCTGTATTAATAGTAATCGCTTTTTTTATTGTATTTTCGGTTTTAGACTGTAAACTTGATAATTCCAATACTTTGTGTGGCATCATATGTATTGGTTCTCTATTTGATGGATACTTTGTTGTTGTTCTATTTAATATATCTTTCCATAACTCACTATAAATAGAAATATATTCTGTTGGATCAGCAATATGAATAGCTAAAAATAATTTATTATTTTTTTTATATATACTAAAAGCATCATCCGCATCTTTACAACCTATAGGATCTATGCTATATATGTCATATTGTGTCATATTTATTCTGTTTTCAATACTGTAATTATGGAACATTTCAATTTCTTCTTCTAGAATATAATCATTATTTAGATCACGTTTTTCACCATATAGTGGTTCAACAATTTTTGTATATTTTATTTCATATAATTGATTATTCATTTTATAAATTATATAAAAAATATTTAAATTGATTATTCAATTTTTTTTTTTTCAAAAATGTATATTTCTTGATACAATACATGTGCTATAATTATTGATTTAAATATATTTATAAAATCATCACTCATAACTATTTTAGGATAATGTTGATAAATAGCATTTATAAATATTATTGTAAGCATCATAACCAATAAATTAAGTGTAAACTCTTTATCTATATGAAACCAATTATTTTTATAATGATTAGGAACATGTATAAAAGACATATAATATAATAATAAATCAAACCCTATATGAAAGGGAATATAATTATCTATAAATAAACAAAATCCTATAAATAAAGAACTTGATATATATTTTGGTAATACTATATTATTATATGTAATATTTTGAAAATCATAACGAAAATGTATTGTAGTAAATAAGAAAAATAAAATATCATATAAATTATTATAATGTAAAACATTTGTACACAATTCACATATTCCCAAATTTATTATTTCTAATTGTACTAAATTATTAATATTATTTGTTTGTATGCTATGTGTTAAATCTGTTATACCATGAGGAGCAATAACATTTTTAATCAAAAATTTGGCAATGTTTATTTTCATGGAATTTTAATATATAATAAATAATTTAATACTTTAAATGAATAATTAATTATTTTACAATATTAAAAAATAATATGTTGTTATATTTATTATGAAAATAAATATTATTGTTGCTATGAGTGAAAATAATGGGATTGGATTAAATGGAAAAATGCCATGGAATATTAAAGAAGATTTACTACACTTTTCTAAGACTACGCAAAAAGATGGTAACAATGCAATAGTTATGGGTAGAAAAACATGGGAAAGTATTGGGTGTAAACCATTAAAAAATAGAGTAAATATTGTTTTATCCAATACACTATCAAAAGAAACCGCTAATAGCAGTAATAATGTTTATTTTTTTAATAATGATTTGGAAATAATCGAATTCTGTATTAATAAATGTTTTCATGAAACATGGATTATTGGAGGAGAACAAATATATAATTTATTTTTAAATAATTTTTATATTTCTCATTGTATTATTACAAGAATTCCTGGTAACTACGATTGTGACACATTTTTTCCAAAATTAAATAATAAATGGCAATTAATTTTAAAAGAACCATTAAAAAACAAAGAAGATGTTGTTGTAGAAAGGTGGGATCAAAATATAGATGATAATATTGATTATTCTAATGATATACGTTATGATTATTGTATTGAATGTTGTGATACAATTGATAGTTGGAATTCAAATATGTATATTTTTTCAAAAAAAAATTGTGATGATAAAATATTATGCTTGGATTGTTGTGAAGACCAAAAACATGAATTAAGTGATATGGGTTGGATATGTGATGATTTTAATGATAATTATTAATTTATAAATATATTTCATAAATATATGTATAAAAAATATATATTCGGTTACTTATTATTATGTATTATTATTTCAAGTTTACATAGTTCTACAAAATATGATAATGATATTATTATTATTAAAAATTTCTATAGTCAAAATGATTTTAATAAAATTAAGAATTTTGTAAAAAATACAAAAGGTAAAGTCACATATGATAAAAGAATAAAAGAGCGAAAAACATATATGTATAAAGATAATAACAATAATTTCGATAAATTAACAAATATGTTACATAATAATGAATTAAAAGATTTATTGCAGAAAAGTCAAAATAACACATACAGTAGCAACAATTTTCCTATTGAATATAGAATATACAATTCATCATCAAAAGGAATGGATTGGCATATTGACAAAGACATGTTTAAAAATGTATATTATGAATGTGTTCTTACTTTATCAAATGAAAGTGATTCTAAATTCGAATATATTGATATGTATGGTAATTATAATAGTATCCAAACAGAACCTAACACTCTTGTTTGTGTTACACCAAGTTCTATTTTACATTGTGTTACACCATGTAATAAGGGTCATCGCGAAATATTAAAATTTGTATTTACTTTTACTAATAATTCACCTAATAATAATTTTTATGATGAATTAAAAGAATATGAAAATGGTTTATAAAAAGGGCAATGTTTTTGTTAAATATAATGTTAAAATATTTAAAATACACCCCCAAGCAATATCTAATAATGTAACACTCCATTTATAACCGGGTATAACGGCTTTATTAGTAAAATCAAAAACACCGAAAGATAATAATCCTAACAAAGTACCGTAAAATATAGAATCATTGAATACGTATTTATCTCTAATATTTGGTATACCCAAATAACGCACACCTAAAACCATACAGGAATAAGCTAATAATGCTGCTAATAAATCTAATTCCATATTCTTTCCTGTTATATTTTTAATCATTTTTCCAAAAATATTTGCCATAAATAGATTAAGCCAAATACTATCAATTAGTATCATAATAATAGAAATCTTCAATATTAGTTTCATTTATATTTTATATTAATATTTTTTATTTTAATTAAACCAAGTATAAAAATTTATTATTTTTAATTTTTTTTATTTAAAAATTAAAATTAATTATTATTAATGTTTTTAAAAATAGATTATCGAGAGAAAAAGTTGATACCTATTCTTACAAAAATGGTTAATGATGATACTTCTCTCTCTGATAAATTAGAAATTAAAATTGAAAATCTTCTAATAGGTGATATAGCGTTTTCTTCTAATGATAATGATAATAAGAATTTAATATTATTTGAGAGAAAAACATTGAATGACTTAGAAAGTAGTATAAAAGACAATAGATATAAAGAACAATGTTTAAGAATGCAAATTGATGAATTACATAATCATAATATTATATTTATTATTGAAGGAAATATACCAACATACGCACAATTTAAAAATCCTTCTACGTTATATTCAGCAGTATTTTCTCTCTATTATTATCAGGGGTTTAGTTGTTTATTTAGCCAAGGGTTAAATGATACTTCTACAATTATTTATCATTTTTTAAAAAAAATAATCAGAGAGAAAGACAATAGATTACCATTTTATAAAAATATTATTATTAGTGAAAATAATAATCAAAGTAATAACAACAGTGAAACAATAAGTATTGAGCAACAAAATATTTTAAATAATGATTATAGTCAATGTATTAAAAAACAAAAGCATGAAAATATTAATAAATCTAATATTTGGGTTTTTATGTTAATGCAAATACCATATATCAGTTCTACAATAGCCAAATCAATAATTGAAAAATATGAAAATATACCCAATTTAATAATGGCTTTAAATAGTGACATGGACTGTTTAAATCAATTTTATATATTTGACGGAAAAGGTAATAAACGTAAGTTGTCAAGTAAGGTTATAGAGAACATAAAAAAATTAATATTATAAAATTTAATATTATAAAATTTAATAAAAAAAATCATTTATTTTTTTTTTGGCGCATAATTGGGCGGTATTAAAAAAAAAATTGATTTGTCTTTTTTCATAATGAAGACCATTAAAAATATAAAAAGGTAAGTAATGTGGTAAATATATGTTATAATGATGGAGAAAGCACGGATTCCCGAGCGGTCAAAGGGGCGAGACTTAAGATCTCGTGCAATTGCTTCGTGGGTTCGAATCCCACTTCGTGCACCATCCCACATAGTCTAATGGTTAGGATATGGCCCTTTCAAGGCCGAGGTCGGGGTTCAATTCCCCGTGTGGGAAAACGTATCTATAGCTCAGTTGGTTAGAGCATCGGTCTTATGAGCCGAAGGTCGAGGGTTCAAACCCCTCTAGGTACATTTGTCTCTCATAGCTCAGCTGGTTAGAGCGTGCGACTGTTAATCGCAAGGTCATAGGTTCGATCCCTATTGAGAGAGTATTTTGCCCGGTTAGCTCAGTCGGTAGAGCGCACGACTTTTAATCGTGTGGTCGTGGGTTCAAGTCCCACATCGGGTGGGGATAAAGATCGACCTGAAGTATGTCGAAAAAAGACTTAAATCTCTCATAGCTCAGCTGGTTAGAGCGTGCGACTGTTAATCGCAAGGTCATAGGTTCGATCCCTATTGAGAGAGTATTTAGCACGGATTCCCGAGCGGTCAAAGGGGCGAGACTTAAGATCTCGTGCAATTGCTTCGTGGGTTCGAATCCCACTCCGTGCACTTTTTTTTGCTCTCATGGTGTAATGGTATCACTCAGGACTTTGAATCCTGCGACCTGGGTTCGATTCCCAGTGGGAGCTTTTTTGGGGGTTGTAGCTCAAATGGTAGAGCGCTCGCTTTGCATGCGAGAGGTACTGGGATCGATGCCCAGCAACTCCACTTATAATTTATCGGGATGGCGCAGAGGAAGCGTGTTTGGCTCATAACCAGAAGGTCGGAGGATCGAAACCTCCTCCCGATATTATGATTTATAATAAAGTGCCCAATTGGCGCAATTGGATAGCGCGTATGACTTCTAAAAAATAAGATATCATGAGGTTGCAGGTTCGAGTCCTGCATTGGGTGATAATTTTTATAAAATTGATATTTTTTTATTACATGTTTTATTGTAATTATTATAAAACATGGAATTTTAATTTTTCAAAAAACTAAAACACTAATTTATTATATAGTTAATTTACTTTCTTTTTGTTGTCTTTCTTTTTGACTTTTTTTGTTTTCTTGTTTTTTTCTTTAATTTTTTTTGTGTTTTTTTTCTTTTATTTAATTTTCTTTTTTTGGTTCTTTTTCCTCCACCAGAATTACTATTTGTTGCTCCTTTGCTTTTTAGATATTGAATAACTTCTACTTTTTCATGATGTTCTGCAATTCGTAATGGTGTTAATTCACCATAACGTGTTTCATTAGCTCCATTATTTTTTTTCTCAAGACTAATTTCTCTAACATCTTTAGGGATTTTTTCGTAAGGTGTACCAGCAAATTCATTAACGTATGTACCATTATGTTCAATTACTCGAGCTTCTTTACCAGCTGATTTTTTTACATCAAAACCATATTTTTCTACAAGATATTCTACTTTATCAAAAGTATCAATTGATGATTCAATTGCTACATGAAGTCCTGAATAACCTTGTGCGTTTTCTTGTCCCTTTATTTCATCATGTGTAAATTGTAACTCCATCATTTTTTCTAAAACTTGTTTTAAAACAGCAATAGTACTATTCCGGCAAGCATAAAGAAATGGTGTATCTTTATTATCATCATTATCATCAGTTAATTTTAATTCCTCTATTGTTACTTCTTCTCTATTTTTTATTTTGTCAACAATTTGTTTTATTTTTTCTAATTGTACACTCTGTTCTAATTGAACACTCATTATATATATTATTTAACAAAAAAAATTATAAATCAATATAAACTACATATTTAAAGATATTATATAGTAATTATAATATAAGTTAGTTGATGTCTGTATGTAATAAGGGTTGTGATAATAAGGGAAATGGGATTGATGATGATAGTATATCCTTAATTAGTAATCAAAGTTATACATCATTAAATTCTCTTGATACAAGTTCAAAGAGTTATGATGATAATTTTAATGAAATAAGAAAAGAATCGGTTGATAGTATTGGAAATGAGTTATTTATTATTAATCAATTAAAAAATGAAACTAATGAAATACGTATTGAACCAAAACAAACAACAAGACGTAGAGAACGCGAACCACAAATTTATTTAAGTAGTTCACCAAAAATAAATGATGTAATAGATATAATACGTAATACTAATATTACACCTACTTTTAAAAATATTCTAGATATAAATAACGACTATATATTAAAAACAAAAGGGGGTTGAATAATAAAAAAATTGAATTTTATGTATCCAGTTTATGTCTGTAACACAAATAATAACATGACAAAAAGAAATCCAAAAAGAAATAGAAAACCACCTGTAAGATTTACTGATGAGCAATCTGCTCTAATGGGAAGAGATGATAATGGAAAGATAAATAAATATCATTATAGGAATAATCCTTATGATAGAGAATATGATGGTCATGATTATGATTATATACATGAAACTAATGAAATTTGTTCAGTTATCAATCAAAATTCGAATACAAAATCATGCGGTTACGAAATAAATAATTTTGTTGTTGAAAATGATGATGATATATTTGAAAAACACTACGAAGATGAAGAAGAGGAAGAATTTGAATTTGAAGATAGCGAAGAAGAGGAGGACGAAGATGAAGATAGTGAAGAAGAAGAAGAGGAATAAATAATAGTAATTAATAGTAATTAATATTATTTTTTATTTAGGTGTCAAGACTAATAGTATTCTTTTCTATTTTTTTGTTTGTTTTTTTGTTTGTTTTTTATATTTTTTATTGCGATATTTATCAATATAACTTGCAGCAACTAAAATAGGTGCTACTAATAATTCATGATGTCCACCTTTCATTTTTCTTGTTTGTTTTTTTTCTTTTTTACGACCATATTTACAATGTTGTTTTTGTGAAAATCCTTTTGGTTTTTTACAATTAATACTTTTTTTATATTTTTTTGTCCATTTTCCTCCTGTTTTTCTTAGTTTTTTTTTTAATTGTCTTTTTTTTGTTCCTGGATGAAAATTGCCACTATTAAAAATGCCAGGATGTGAATTTTTAATTTTTTGCATTGCTTCTTCCCTTATACGTTTCTCTTCTTTCTTTTTACGTTCCTCTTCTTCCCTTATACGTTCCTCTTCTTCCCTTATACGTTGTTCCTTTCTTAATATTAATTCAAGGGGATCGAGACGATTTTGAGCTTTATTAAAATGATTAAGTCCTCTCTGTAATTTTTTAGCATGATCATTTCCTTCTTTTCTAACTGTACTATTATTTCTCCCATGTTTAGTACCAGCTAGAACTTGTTCAGCTTCAGGTTCAACTGGGTTATCTGGGGGGTTAAGAAAATTAAACACAGTTATTTCTTTAAATCTATATATTAGTTGAAAATCTATATATTTTTGTTCATCTATATACTCTTCAAATTTAGTTGCTTTAGGTATTCCTTTTACATATAAACAGGTTCCATCAGAATTTATATCATAGTCAATATTTATTAATTTTACTTCATCTTTTAATCTTTGTGGATCAAATAAAAATAATCTATTATTAATTTTTGCTACAATAACACTGTGTCCTGAAACACTGTGTCCTGATTCATCCTTACCTCTTAGAAAAGCAACAAGAGTGTATTCATCCTCTTTTAAATCTTCGCGTAACGTGTTCAATAAATAATGATGCCAATTTTGACTATAATCAACATTTGGGTAAAATTCGAATAATATTGTATATTGAATTATTACTTCTTGTTTTGCCCAATCTAATTCATGAAGAAGATTTTCCAAATATTCTATATTTTCAATATTATATAGTCCAAAACCTCTTTCAATTATGTTAGATGAACGAACACCATTATTAAGATCAGTGGAGCCTTTTAAAAATGCTGTGGCTTGAACTGCACAATCAATAGCAGGTGCTTGACCTGATAAAACGGCTTGAGCAGTATGAGGTTCTCTATATGGATCTTCCCAAGTCATTATTTTTGTGTATGCTCCATTATTTTTAATAAGTTGTATAGTTCCCTTTTTTTTTTCCTCTAACATTCTATTGTAAAACGCAATCCATAGATCAGGTTTAAATTTTTCGTCATTTTCTAATTCTAATGGTAAATCATAAAAACCTGCGATTTTTTTCCATTTTTCTTTCCATTTTTCTTTCCATATTTTTTTATATTCTTCCTCACTAGATTTTATTATAGAATTTTCATCATTAGGAGGAGTAGTATTCATACTACTATTATTAAGAAAAGATGCCATTAATATAATATTATTATATTAAAATAATATTATAAAACGAAAAAATTAAATATCTAAACTCACTGTATTTTTATCACTTCCTTTTCTACGTTTAGTTTTTTTAGGTCCAGTGCCATCCATTTGCATTTCACGCAATTCACTTAAACTTATTGTACTTCCTTCTTCGGTTTTTGCATCATCCATTTGTATTTGAGGAATTTTTACATCTTTAATTTCACGCGTATTTGATATTGCGGATGAAGATGTTACTGGTGTCATTGTACTTTCTTTATCATTTTCAAATGGATCTCTCATTTGTATTTTTTGTGGTGCTGCTGGTGTTCTTGGGACTTGAGATGTTTGGGGTTTAGGTTTTAAACCACCTAGTAAATCACTAATATCACTTGGTCCTTTCATTTCAGGTCGTCTTGATCTTGCTGGTGGTGTGGGTATAGATTTCAAACTTTCTTCGATGGTTGAAAATTCATTTACAGCTACAGCATCATCAAGACCTTTTGCACGACGTATGTCTGGACGATTAGATTCAGGTTGATTAAATGTTGATGTTGGTCTTCTTTGTGGAGGTGGCATTTCTTGTGTTGCCATTGGTGGAGGTGGTGGTCCACTATTACGCGATACAGGTGGTTCAGGATTCATCATATTATTCATAAATCCAGAAAATCCAGGATTAGTATTTCCCATTGAATTTACTGCAGCACGATTAAATTCTTGCATTAATTCAGGATTTTGTCGTAATACATCATCCATATTAGGCATAGAACTCTTAAACATTGTATTTGTCATATGTACCATCATACCACTGGCACCCAATTGAAACAATAATTTAATTTCTGGTGCCATTTGAGCTGTTGATTTATATTTGTCATGTAATTCAGCAAAAATTTCATCATAGTCACTAATATTTTCACTAAATTGTTCCCCCCAACCATCTAATTTAATATCAAAAGGGTCAAAACGTCCATTCAAAAATTCAATACCATTAATTAAAGCAGCCAACATATTACCTTGAAATTTAATGGAGTTTTGTTTTTCTTTTTCAGCCATAATCATTTCATATTCACCCATCATCTCAGTAAGATTACTATCCATTGTATATTTTTTGGTAAGTTCAACACCTTTTTTTTCCAATGCTTCCAATTTTCTTAAATAATTAAATTTTTCACGTAATGTTTCTTCTTTGCTTAATGATGGTTTCTTTGCCATATCAACATTTGGAGTTACAGGAATATCATTAAATTGGGCAAAACCATCCCATGTTTTCATATTATCACCACTATCACGTGTAGCTTCTCCAATAGTAGGTGGTGCTTGTACTTTAGATGAATCAAGATCATCAAATTTTACTGTAAGAGGTTCATCCATACTATCAATCACTATTGGTTTGGGTTCACTTTCAATATTGTCGACACCAACCAAATCATTAAGTTCGCTTTCTAAATTATCTAAATCATCAATATTAATATTTGTGGAATCAGTAAATTTATCTTTTTTTTTATCATTCATCAAAAGTTCAATTCCACCACCAAAATTGGCAGATTTTAATCCATCACTGGGAGTTCCAATTTCAATAATTTCAGGTTCCATTATGAATATATTAGAACTTATATTTTTAAGTATTACGTATTAAAAATATAATTTTAATGATTTTGAATATAATATAAACCTTGTAAAAAAGAGTCAGACAAATCATCTTTTTTTTTATGTTTTTCAAATACTGTTAACCAATTGTTTTGTAAAGAATTTTCCATTATTATAGCTTTAGTTTTCTCTATTCCTAATTTCTTTCGATCATTATAACTTGTTTTTTTTTCATCAAATAATTTTAATTTATTTTCGGATGACATAAATTCAATATGACTATTTGTTTTCATTATAAAATATTGAGTAATCATTCCTTGTAATGTTTTCATTCTATTAGCAATTGGACTGATTTGATTTTCTATTACAATTTTATCCAAATCCATATCACATGCAAATAAAACATCAAATTTCTGTTTCATTGTTCTTCCAATTTCGATTAAATTAATTTCATCTGCCTTAATACATGTAATAGCTTCATAACAATTTTCTTTAATATAATTACTAATATCATCTAATAATTGATTTTTATTCTTCTTTTTATCATAAGGTATATCATATTTTTCTAATAAAGCATATAAATCTTTTACCTTTAATTTTTTAATTTTACTTATATTTAATTCACTTGTAGGTATAATAAATTTAGTTGCATGTTTTTTACAGCAATAATAATCATCTTTTTTATATTTTGCCAATTTATTACATTTACCTCCTTTCATTTGATGACAGCAATATATTTGTTTTTCTTCACATAAATTTAATACATCCCATTTTAAAATATTCCATTTACCACTATTATCATATTGTAAAAGACAATAACCTAAATTTTTCATACCGACATCAATACTTAGTAATTTGCTCATAATATTTGTATTTATTTATTTTAATATATAACAACGAAAAATAATGGTAATATTTTAGAAAATTGAATATAAATAATGGCTTTTATATTAATAAAAAAAAAATAAAAATGAGAGTAGTTAATCTTGTTACAGCCGATTTGTATAATATTATACCTGAAAATGTTGAAGAAGAAAAATTCATAAATCTAAAAAAAAAAATAAAAAAAGATATTCTTGAATCTATACCATATTCACCTAAAGAACTATTGGAAAGTCAATGGTTTTGGAATAAATTATCTCATTTAATAAATATGACAATTAGTGAAGAAGATTATAATAATATTCCATGGTGTAAACAATTTATTGATATATTTCAGGATCCTAATTATAAAAAAGATTGTCCTGAATACCATTATTAATTATTATAAAATAAAAAATTGAAATTCTGGTTATATCATTTTATTTTTACTTTAAAAATGGATTCATTAAATATTATAAAAGAATATTTAAAATTATTCGTTGATGCTACAGCTACACCAGTAGGATTTTATTCACTATGGATGTGTGCTAATTATGTTGCGTCATATTTCTATAATGAGTATTGTGTACCAAAAACAATATTGGGATTTTTGTTGTCACCAATTTTAACGGTAACACCAATATGTAAATCATTATTGTGGGTACAGAGCAATTCTGTTGAAACAATGTCAAATATGTGGGTGGCAATAGGAACATGGATTACAATAAATGTTTTAAAAACAAAATTATAAAAAAAATATGTATAAATATATTATATATGGATAACATCAATAATATTAATTTGACTGACAAAAGAAATAATTTTTTTGAATTCGAAACAATTGAAAATTTATTAGAAGTAGGTTCAAATAATATTTCAAAATTAGCTATCTTTATTTTTATTATAGCAGGTAATTATGCAAATGATACTTTTTCATGTAGTTTAAGATTATTAATTCGCGATAATATGATTATTAAACATATTATAGGATTATTTATTGTATTAATATTTGTTGGTTTAACACAAGAAAAAATTAAAATAGGAAAAAAAATACTTTTATCTGTTTTTTTATATATTTGGTATATTTTTATGATGCGTTCTCCAAGAACAATCACATTAATTGTAATTGGAATAATAATTGCGTTATATATTATACAAGAATATATAAATGATCTTAAATTAATGATTGATGAAAATAAAGACAGTTTAGAAGAAGTTGATTCTAAAAATACACAATTATCTATTTATCAATTGTCAATGTTAAGAAACTCATTATTTATAGTATCTGTTGTATTATCAACATTTGGATTTTTATATTTTTATTTATATAACAAAAAAGCTTACAAAAGTAATTTTAAAACATATAATTTTTTCTTAGGAATGAATGACAGTGAATGTTTTGCAAAATATGGTAATAATAAAAAAATATAATTTTTTAAAAATTTAAATGAAATCAATTTTTAAAAAATGTAGTCATGTTAGTAGGATAAATATAACATCCATCATGATATTGATATAACCACCAATGGTCTCTTGGTTGTATTATTTGTAATTGCGTAGATGTTTCCTCAATCCATTCCGTATTCCAATATACAAAACATTTTTTTTCGGGCAACGGCCAATCTAAAGGACTAATACGTAATCCTTTTTTTAATCTATAACTTTCTTCCTCTTCTGTCATGTAATATAACATCTCATCTATATGCCAATATTCCTCTTGTTCTTTATTTAATTTATCTATTTGCTTGATAACGTTATTCATGTTTAATATATATGTATTATCATATTCATGTATTGTTTTTACTATTTCTAATGGCAACAAATTATTCAATAATTTAAAAGACATTTTTTTCATAACAAAAAACAAGAAGATTTAATTCAATTTTAAGACAAAATAAATATAAAATTGAAAATATTAAATTAATATGATGTTATATTAATAATAAATGAATAGTGACAGTGACTCCGAAGGATCTATAGATTATAAACTACATAATATTGTGGTTGATGAATATAATGAAACGAATAAACGTTTAAGTGACAGAAGACGTGGTGTTTTTAATCCACATTCATCAAAAAGAACAGTAACACCTATCGATACATCATCGTATGTAAATAATAATTTACCATACCATAATGATAAGAAATATACAAAAAAATCATGGTTTTTATTTATATGCTGTTGCAAAAGAGATAATGATTAAAAAGTTACCCGAATTTTTTTTTAAAAAAAAATTATAAAAAGTGATTTTGGACATTTATTTTTGTCCATTTTTAATTTTTCAAAAAAAGTTTTGAAAAAAAAAAAAACGGGTTTTTCGACTCACACTAAAATGGTTTAATTTTGATTTTTTGTAAAAAAAATTGTTACCATACTTTTTTTTTCAAAAAAAAAATTTGTTGAAAATCGGCGCTTTTTATGTTTCCATATATTAAGGAAAATGGAAACAAAAATTACGCCTTTTACGCCAAAAAACGCCGAAAAATTCTCTTGTAAAAAATGTAACTTTACATGCTTTAAAATTAGTGATTGGGAAAGACATCTTTCCACACTGAAACACGAACGGAAACGCTTGGAAACGCTTGGAAACAAAAAAAACGCCGAAAAAAAATCAAATCAATATCAATGTGAAAATTGTGATAAAGTATATAAAACACGGTCTGGCTTCTGGAAGCATAAGAAAAACTGCAAAAACAAAAAAGAAGATATAAATGAAAAAATGAATGAAAAAATGAATGAAAAAAATATTGATTTAAATAATATTTCTACAAATGACATGGTGTTACAATTGATAAAACAAAATAATGAATTACAAAAACAAATAACAGAAATAATACCAAAAATAGGAGATACAAATTGTAATAATACAAATAAATTTAATATGAATATATTTTTGAATGAAAAATGTAAAGATGCTATTCCATTAATGGATTTTGTAAATAATTTACAATTAACAATCGATGATTTAAATAATGGGAGTGAAGAAGGTTTTGTTAAATGTATTACAGATGTTTTTACAAGAGGTTTAAGTCAATTAGATGTAACTAAACGACCAATACATTGTAGTGATATTAAAAGAGAAATATTGTATGTTAAGAATGATGATGAATGGGTAAAAGATGATGGAGATAAAAGTTTAGTTTCTGGTGCTATTAATGTTGTGAAAAAAGATGCTGACAATTTTTTTCATAATTATATAAAAGATAATCCTGATTGTTGGAAAAGTGGTAATCCAAAAAATCAACAATTTATGACAATGATGTCTAATAGATATGGAAATGGTGACAATAAAATAAATGAAAATAATACAAAAAAAGTAATAAAAAATATAGCAAAAGAAGTTTTAATTGAGAAGGAATAATTAGTATTTCATAAAATTGAATAGATATATTTAATATTATGAAAATTATTAAATAATATGACGTGCAATGTTAATGTTCCAAAATTAAAAAATACTAATGATATAAATGATATTGAAGATATTATAAAAACTGAACCTGGTAAATATATGAATATTAATTTTACTGATTTATTTACAAATTTAATTGATTATGTAAAGAAAAAAGAAAATGATTATTACCATAAAAATAAAGATTACACATATCAAAATTTAATAGCATTAATGAAAAACGATTTTCAAAAAGAGATTCGTAATCAACAACGAATATATAAAGTCCAATTAAAAAAAACAGTTTTGTTATATAATTATCGTAAATTAATAGAACTTAACAAAATAGAAGAAAATGAATTACTTATTTTATTATTAATGAAAAAACCATCAAATAATATTTCGGGTATTAATCAAATAACTATATTAACATCACCAACACCTGATGGACAAGATTTTAGTTGTAAACATGATTGTTATTATTGTCCAAATGAACCAGCACATGAAGGAAATAATTGGACACCACAGCCAAGAAGTTATTTAACTCTGGAGCCAGCTGTTCAAAGAGCGAATCGTAATGGTTTTGATCCTTATTTACAAACAAAAAACAGATTGGATTCATTACTGGTATGTGGTCATAAATGCGATAAATTAGAATTTATTATAGAAGGTGGTACATTTACTGAATATCCTAAAAAATATCTAAAATGGTTCTTTCAAAGATTCATTTATTGTGTAAATACATATTTTGATAACGAATTAAAACGAGAAATGAAAACATTAGAAGAAGAAATAATTATTAATGAAACGGGAAAATGTAAAATAATAGGTATTTGTATTGAAACACGTCCTGATGCTGTATTAGAAAATGACAGTGATGGAATACCGTGGGTAACAACATTATTATGTTGGGGAGTTACAAGAATTCAGTTGGGTCTTCAACATATTGATAATAAAATACTGCGAAAAATTAACAGAGGACATAGTGTTGAAAAAGCAATAAAAGCAATTGAAATATTAAAAAATAATTGTTTTAAAATAGATATTCATATTATGCCTGATTTACCATATTCAAGTCAAGAAAAAGATATGTTAATGTTTGATGAATTATTTTCATCTCAAAAATATCAACCTGATCAAATGAAAATTTATCCTTGTGAAGTAGTTCCGTGGACAAAAATCAAAGAATGGTATGAAGAAGGAAAATATAAACCATATGGAACGAACAAAAAAGATATGGAAAAGGTATTAACACATGCTATGGAAAATTGTCCACCATGGATTCGTTTACCAAGAGTAATTAGAGATATACCCGATAATTACATAAGTGCCGGAGTAAAATGTGGAAATATGAGACAAGTTATTAATGATAAATTAAAAATGAATGATACAATATCAAAAGACATACGATATAGAGAAATTGGAAGACATCCTGAATACAGTATAAATGATGCAGTATTATTTATACGTAAATATGATGCTTCTAATGGAATAGAATATTTTATATCTTATGAAACAAAAGATGAAAAAGCTATTTTCGGTTTTATAAGACTAAGAATAATAGATAATATCAATAAATCAAATATTTCCTACAAAAATACACTTGACAATATGGGATTAATTCGAGAATTACATGTATATGGAAATGTTGAAACATTGCGTAATAATACAAATAATAGTACACAACATGTTGGATTTGGTAGAAAATTATTGAAAACAGCAGAAATACTATCACTTGTAAATGGAAAAAAAGGGGTAGTAGTTATTTCAGGAATAGGTGTACGAAAATACTACAAAAAATTTAATTATTATTATGAAAACAACTATATGATTAAAATATTTAACATATTTAATATTATTGTAAATTATATCATGTATTTTATGTTAATAATAAATTCGAATATTATGTTTTATGAATATCAATATCAATTGAATAATGAATAAATAAAAAAATTGATTTAATATTTGTATTGTTATTTTTTATTAAAAAACAATGTTGTATAATTTTGCACTACCATATATTGCTGTAAATCTTCTTGCCAGTTTTTATATATCTTCTTATAATACATATAATTCTATTGTTAATTCAACCGTTTATTTAATAGATGAAACAAATGATGTTTATATTAAAAAAATTTACAATACGTATGAAAATTCAGGTTGGGAATTTCCAATGACATGTACTGTAATATATTTATTGATTGTATTAAATGGCAAGTATATAATGCAAAACAGAGACCCAAAAAATATAGATAAAATTATGTTATGGTATAATGTTTATCAGTGTGTTGTGAATGGTATTACAGTCTACGTAATGGTTGATAATATATTGAATAAAAATGTTGAATTGATTGGTAATTTATCTACAAATATGAAATTATCATATTGGGTATGGTTACATTATACAAATAAATATATTGAGTTACTTGATACAATGTTTATGATTGTTCGAAAAAAATTCAATCAAGTTTCTTTCCTACATTGTTACCATCATATATTATTAATTTGGGCATGGTTTTTAGTTATAAAGGTAAATCCTGGAGGAGATTGTTATTTTGGTGCAATGATTAATAGTTTTATACATGTAATAATGTATGCTTATTATTCAATGCCTATAATTGGAATTAAAGTTCCATTATTTATAAAGAAAACAATTACAAATTGTCAAAAAATTCAATTTTGTTTATGTTTATCACATTCGTTTTATGTAATATATGACCGTAAGTTACCTATAATTCTTCCTCTTACACAGGCATTTGTCATGATAAACATGTTAGTATTATTTACGCAATTCAGTAGAAAGACGTATGGAAAAATAGAAAATAAAAATAATTAATTAAATCGTAAAAAATTATTATTAAAAAAAATGATCTATATATATATTCTAATAAATGAAAACAGAAAATATTATTATATGTTTTACAGTTATATTTTTATTAGTTGTTATTTTTTATTTTATAAAAAAAATATATTTTAAAAAAAAATATACTATTATATGTGCTCGTTACAACAAAAATACAGATTTTTTGGACATTTTATCAAAAAAATTTGATGTTAAAATTATACAAAAAAAAGGAGTATCATATAATAATAAATATGTAGATCATTTGGTTGTAAATAAAGCACACGAAGCAACGTCTTATTTAAGTTATATTATTAAATATTATGACAATCTTCCTGACAATATGATATTTATTCATGATGAAAATAAATCATGGCATCATGAAGGTTTAATAACAGATAATATTTATGAATGGATTGATATGTATGAAACAACAAATGGTTATTATGAATTTAATAATAAAAAAACAGATCAATGTAGTTGGTGTTATAAGAGAGATGTATTTAATAAATTATGGGAAGAATTATTTCCTAATCGTAAATTAGAAAAGCACAATTTTAATGGAAAATGTTGTGCACAATTTATCATTTCGAAAGAACGAATTTTAAAAAATAGTAAGGATTTTTACATGAAATATTACAATTGGTTAGTAACTTATACACAAGATCAAGGAAATGGAAATATTAAAAATTTTTATTCGGGTTATTGGACAAGTAGATATGCGGAATGGTTGTGGAAAGTAATATTTGATTAGCAAGTAATAGTAACATTTTTTTCAAAAGATTCTAATTCAGGATATCGATCACTTAAATATGACCAACTACATTTAAAAATGTGAAAAATAATATCATCTTTATTCCAAGGAAAATATTTTGAAGCAATATTAATAAAAAACCATAATTCATATAAACCAATAAATAACATAAATATAATATGATGTAATAACATTTTTACAATTTTTTTATTGTAAATGTATTTTATAAAAATAGTGTACACTATTGTTATGGATATTATTATAAACGATAAACGAAGAGCTTTATCTAATAATTTATTCAATGATTTAGATGCTAAAGAATTGGAGCGTACGGCTTTATAATGTAATTGATTATAAGTATCATCTATATTTCTATTTTCATATAATAAAAAATTAATAAATGCTGTATAAAATGTTTGGGAACGAATATTATTTGTTAAATCAAACGGAATTATATTTATTAATTGATTATCAATTTTATCTAATTCATTATAAAATAATTCTTCTTCGATTTGAAGTATATAATTAAAATATAATATAGGTTCCAATAATGATATAAGTGAAACTTGTAATAAAACGTGATTTATCAATATTAGTATTGATTTAACTTTTTTATTTTTTATAAATAATAGTATTTTTGTTAGTGTATTTTTTTCATTATTATTTTGATCAATAGTATTTATATTTTCATTATTATCTATTTTTTCATCAATTGTAGTTAATTCATAATTATTATTATCAATTGTAGTTAATTCATAATTATTATTATCAATAATAATATTTTTATTATTGATTATATTAGAATCACTTGTATTAAAAAATTTAAATAATAAATTTCTTCTTTTTGATGGCGATTCACTAAGTGATGATAAACTATCACATGAACGATTTATATTAAAATTATTATTAGATATATCATTTAATTCTATTTCTTTTAACATATATTATAAATTTATTTAATAAATACGCTTAAATAAATAAACATTATAAAAATATGGATAGTGAATTTAAAATAAAAAATTTAGTTGTAACAATATTGGCAGCAGGTGAAGGTAAACGAATGAATTCAAAGATACCTAAAGTATTATGTTTATTTAAAAATAAACCAATGTTAATAAGAATAATTCAAGAAGTAATATTATTAAGCCCACGAAAAATTGTAATTATTGTAGGAAAAAATGCAAAAATGATCAAAGAATATTGTAATCAATATTTAAATGACAGTGAACTTAAATTATTACAATTTGTTATACAAAAAGAACCAAAAGGTACAGGACATGCAATATGTAGTACATTATCAGTATATAATGAACATGATAAAGTACTTATATTAAATGGTGATATGCCAAATATAACAGCAAATATTTTAGAAAGATTTTTACAGCAAATATATCTAAATGATTTTAAAAATACAATAATTACAATACATGTAGATAATCCTTATGGCTATGGAAGAATAGTTTTAGAAAAAAATAAAATTGTAAATATTGTAGAAGAAAAGGATGCAAGTGAAGAAGAACGAAAAATTAATTTAATTAATACTGGAATTTATTGTTTTGATGCAAGTTATTTAAGTTATTTAGTGCCACAAATAGAAAATAATAATATTCAAAAAGAGTATTATTTAACAGATATTGTAAAAATAGGTAATAATAAAAATATAACTATTCATAATATTACATTGTTAGAAAAATATAATAATAATGTACTTGGTGTAAATACAAAAAAAGAATTAGAATCTTTAGAATTAAATGCTATGTAAAGACGCGTATTGTATCATCATCGTTCATGAAAAATGTTAATTTTTTTTTACATTTACGACTAATCACTATATCATTTATTTCTATATAATTGATTTTACTATTATTAAATGTTTTATCAGCTAAATCAAAAACATCTTTAATATACATAGTGTCATTTAATATAACCCATCGAACATATTTACTATTTAATACAAAAGTACAATAAATTTCATTTTTTTCATTTTCATCTATTTTATTAAATTTATTCAAAATGTAAATAAAAAAATCTTTTATATTGTCCATACAAAGTAATTGAACATTATATGATTGCTCAATTACTTTAAATATTGCATTATATATTTGCATAATTTATATTAAAATAAATTTTCATTGCTCATATATTTTAAATTATCTTTTTCAGGAATGCAAAAATAACCACAAAAATCTGTATAATCATTTCTTGCATATTTACGTGCAGCATAATATGGATCAAATATTTTATTTCCATTTGCATCAGTATTTGTGACAGGCAATTTACCTGTTTTATGACTCCAAACACCTGTATCACTATCTTTTCTATAAAAGTGATAATCACTTTTATCCCATGAATCTTTACTTGTTGTTACTAATGCACCAGGATAATATCCTTTATTACATTTTTTTTTTACATTTCCATGAAATTTAACATGAGGGTTATCTGATAAAACTCGAGGTACAACATTTTTACATTGATATCTAAATCCATTAGGACTTCTTTTTTTTCTTGTCATAGCATATATATGTTTGGGTAATCCCCTATAATATCCTGGTTGTGGTGTTACACAATTTTTTTTTGTTTTACATTTTTTAATTTTTCGCTTATCTATTTTATTTAAAAAATATGAATAACAATTATGTGATTTTTGTAAATGAATATTATCATTCCATTTTTTTGGATTATATTTTACCATGTAATATATAATATTGATATAAAATATCATAACTCATATTTTTTTTTAATTTATTATCATCATTGATTGTAACATTACATCCACCACTTTCAACACATGAAATATCAAGTTTTTTAATATTGTTATTGTAAGCTATGTTTAACATTTTAAAAATATTTTCTAAATTTTCATTATTTGTATGAAAATGTAATGATATTTTTTTTGGTTCTACACCATATCTATCTATTAATATATTAATTATTTTTTTTAAATCATTATGATTTAAAGTGCCACATGTATCACTTAAACATATATCTTCTACCTTGTAATGATTATAATAGTATAAAAATTCGTTTATCACATTTTCTATTGGAATTTTACCACTAATAGGACATTCATTAACACAAGATAAATATATTTTTATTTTATTCTCATTATTTGTATCTTGAATTGTATCATACATGATTGATAAATTACGTTTTGTATTATCTAAGCTTGTATTAATATTTTTCCATTGAAAAACATTAGACATACTTGTAATTAGACTAAAATTTTTTACACCAATTTGTAAAGCTTTATTTACTGATTTAATATTGGGTGTTAATATATATATATCGTTATCTATGTTTTTTGATTTAACATGATTGAATAAATCAATTGTATTTTCCATTTGAGGTAATATCTTTGGATTAACTATTGATCCTATTTCAATTGAGTTTGGGTTATATTTTGTTATAATATTATCAAACATAGAAATTTTTTCATCTAACGAATAAATTTTGTTTTGAGATTGTAATCCATCGCGTAATGATACATCAAAAAGTCTAAATCTTTTTATATCAAAAGATTTAATTTTTTTTATATTTGTGATTATATTTGCTTTCATTATTTATAATATATTATATTATATTTAAATAATATATTAATTCATTTATACTATATGTTGATCGTCATCTAAACTGTCAATATCATGTTGTAATTTGATAATACTTTTTCTTTTTTGAGGTATTTTTTTTCGAATAATTCGATCTTCTAATTTGCTTGCTTTTTTTGTTTCACTATAAAGAGCTTTTCTTGTATTATTATCACTCTTCATATTAATCAACATATATTTATTTCTTGATATTGTATCCATAATAATTTCGAATTCTGATACTAATTCTTTCTTTATTTTAATAATATCTTCGTAATCAGCTTTCATCTCTATATATATTTCTTGCCATTCAGCTAATTTTTTCTTGGCATCTTGATGAATCCATAAATTTTTATCATTCCAAGGTGTTAATGTATCAATACGATATTCAAGTCGATTATGTAAAGATACATATTTTTCTCTTAAATTTTGAATTCTTTCTTTCAATTCGTCTAATTTATAATATTTTGAAATAGATAATAAAAGTGTTATGTAAGTAGAAATAGATATTGAAATAATAGATATTAATGTATCATTTAAACTAAATTGAATACGTGTTGCTTGAAGAAAACCAGAAATTGTAGAAAAGAAAATGACTGATGTTTGAATATTATTAACCCAATTTGTTAAATTATCATATTTTAAATCAAGTAATCTTTTGTTACCTTTACAATCTTTTATTATTATATTATTATTTTTTTGCAATGAATTATATTGATTTTTAAAAATAACAAACTCTTTTTTGTTGGTAAAATCATCACCATTGTTATTATTATACATAACAGATCCGGAATATAAATCATCATTTTCTTCTAGTGTTTTAAAAATTGTACTTATTGATTTAACATTATCTAAATCATTATTAACAACAGGCTCATATGTAGATGTTGTTAATTCATTGTTACCAATACCATTTATTTCATTTACTATTTCACTTACATTAACATGTAATTGTTCAGTTTTACCATTAATATCATTTGGTAATTTTGGTGGAGATTTTTTGGAAGATTTTTCTGGAGCATTATTATTACTTAAGTCAGTCATATATATATATTTTTAAAAATAATATAAAATATAAATGTATTATATGAAATTACAAACTAATTTTTCATTTTTACCTAAGTTAAATTTATTAGCACCTAAGTCAAAAGATAAAAAAATATTTTTCAATACAGAAAATCATCATAAACATTTATACGATATTTTTTTATCTTTACGATTAGATAAACCATATTATTAATTTATTTTATTTTTGGTGAATTATTTTTTTCTTTTAAATATAATTCACCACAAGGACCACAATGATCTTCATTTGCCCTATCTATTTTGCTATCTAATCTTTTATCGTATAATAGATTCCATCTGCCCAAAGGTATCATTTCGATTTCTTGTCCCATGATTTTTCTTGTAATGCGCATGACATTTTTAATAATAATTTTTGGATAATTTGCTTTGTATTGTAACATGTTTAATATTTATTATTATTATTACTAATATTATAGATATTTTTAATTCAATTTTTTAAAAAAATAACTAATTATATTTTATATAAAATGATAAATATAGGTATAAACGGATTTGGACGTATTGGTAAAACAATATTTCACCAAGTAATTAATGATAAAAATATACGTATTTGTGGAATTAATTTGCCAGGATTTAAAATAGATAAAATACAAACCTATATAAATTATGATAGTAATCATAAAACAGAATTATTAAATATAACTAAAATAGACAATAATAAAATAAAAATTAATAATAATATTATTCAAATTTTTGATAATCGTGTACCAGATAAAAATATGTGGAATGATTGTAATGCTAAATATGTTTTTGAAACAACAGGAAAATTTTTAACAACAGAATTAGCGCGTCAACATAACAGTGAATACTTTATAATGTGTGCACCATCTAAGGATAATACACCACAATATCTATTTAATGGTAATCATCATAAATACAAAGGAGAAAACATAATTAGTAATTCATCGTGTACAACTAATTGTATTGTGCCTTTATTAAAATTATTAAATGATAATTATGGAATAATCGATAGTAATTTTATAACAATACACGCAGTAACATCGTCACAAAATGTATTAGATAGTGTTCATGTAAATAATAGATCACATCGAAGTATTTTTAATAATACAATACCACATACAACAGGAGCAAGTAAATCAGCAATTAAAATATTACCTACATTAAATGGTAGAATTTTTGGTACATCTGTACGTGTTCCAACAAGTAATGTAAGTATGGTAGATTTAAATGTAACATTAAAAGTTGATGTCTCAATTGAATATATATTTGATTTATTACGTGAAAGTAAAATAGTTGAAGTTAATGATAATGAACATTTAGTGAGTAGTGATTTTATGACAACAACAAACCCTACAATAGTGGATGCTAAAGCATCAATGACTATGGGAAATAATCAATATAAATTTACAATATGGTATGATAATGAATGGTCTTATTCTGCACAAGCTATAAAATTATTGAAATATATTCACTGTGAAAATACAAATTTTATAATTTAATTTGTAACCAATTTACATGTTAATTAATAATAAAATTGATTTAAAGTTACACTGTATAATATTATTATAATAAATAGTATGTCCAAATATAAGGCAATAAGTTTATTTTCAGGTTTAGGTGGTGATACTCTTGGTTTACAAGATGCTGGTTGTGATGTGATTGCATATAATGAATTTGATAAACATTTTTGTCAATCTCATGAAATGAATTTTCCTAATTCACAATTAATAACTAGTGGAAAAACAGCAAATAAAGAAAAATCCATCTATGATGATCCTGAGATGATGGCGGCTGCTGTAGAATCTGCTGATGCTCTTCATGTTACGGATGCAATGTTTCAGAATGATTCGGCAAATGTTGGCGAACACCATTTTCCAAAACCAACTCATAATGATGATAGAAATATTCAAAATATACCAGATGAAGTATTTGAAAAATATAAAAATATAGTGGATATTGTATTTGCTGGTTTTCCTTGTCAAGGATTTTCAAAAGCAGGTAAAAAATTGGATGCTGATCCACGTAATACATTGTTTAGAGAATTTGCGAGATTTACAAAAATAACTAAACCAAAAATGATTATTGGTGAAAATGTTCCAGAGTTATTAAAAAGAAAAACCGTAAATAACGAAAATTATATTGATGTTATTGTAAGAGAATTTGAAAATTTAGGCTATGATGTTAAATATAAAGTATTAAAAGCAGATCAATACGGTGTCCCACAAGAAAGAAAACGATTATTTATAATTGGTGTTAATAAAGATAATAATCCATATAATTGGGAAGCAAAATTTCCTGAACCTTTAAATACTACATGTGATTTGAAAAATATAATTAAATATAACATGGATAGAACATTACGTGTTGAACCATCACAAGTAGGATGGGAAAATATACCAGATGAATGTATTATTAAAAATATGAAAGATAGAAAAAAATATGGTGATGATAATGATGCACATCCTTACTTAAAAAGTTTATATAATGCCGATGAAGAAAAACGAACCAGGGATGGAAAAACACATGATAATTTGTTTTCATTTGGAAAACGAATTAGTCCTATTCATGGTGAAATAATTGATATAAGAAAACCAACAAAAACAATTATTTGTTCATATGGACGTGCACCTCGTTTCTTTGTTCCAATACAAAATAAGAATGGTACATTTTTAAGAGTAATATTACCAGATGAATTAAAACAAATACAAGGATTTCCAAGTGATTATAAAGTAAATGGTGATTGGTCAAAGCAAGTAACACAAATTGGTAATGCTGTCCCACCTCCATTAATTAAACAAATAGTTGAAAATATAATTTAATATTCAAATGTTTAAATAAAAATACTCAATATATTTCGTAAAATCCAAAATTATTTATCCATAATAGCAAGCAATAAATAGAAGTAATATAATAAAAACATAAATTTTTATTATATTTTTGTCCTATTTTACATTTTACATTTTACATTTTACATTTTACACATTCAATGTATAATTATTTTTTATTTTTTGGCTTTCTTCCACGTTTTTTTGGTACAGCTGTGTTATCTGCAGACATATTATCATTTTTGTTTTCATAAATTGTTTTATTAAATGATTCATTAACATTATTGTCATTAGATTCATTAACATTATTGTCATTAGATTCATTAACATTATTGTAAATTTCACCTTGAGTTTCAAGTGTTTCATCTTGTCCTTCACCCAATGTTTCATTAAAAAACTTATTATTTGTATTTACTTTAGTTTCAATAATATCATTACTTTCTAATGTGCTAATAACAGAAATATTTTCACTTTTACTATCATTATCACTAATACTTAATGTGTTAATTGTACTATTAATTATATTATTATTATTAACATTTTCACCAATATGATATTGTTCTTCATCATTTTCATTAACTGTATCTAATCTTAAATTTGTAAATGAATTATTATAATTCGAAGTAATCGATTTTCCATCGTTGCTCTTAATACTTTTTGGTGTTGGAGGTTGAGATGGTAATTCAGGCAAAACATTATTTCTTGTATTATTATCATCGATTTCATCAATATTCATATTTTTAATATTATTACTAATATTTTCATTTACAGGAGGCATTTCATAATATAAATTATAAACTTTTGTATATAGTTCATTAAGGTATTTTTCTTTGTTTTGCTTGAACAATTCAAGATATTCTTTATATAGTGTAATATGAGATTCTATAATAGCAGTACTAAATATGTGTGATTTCATAAGATTTTCAATATCATAACCTCTTTCAATTAAATTTTTTTGTTCTTTAACAGTATTTTTATTTTGATTACAATATTCACTTAAACCTGTTATAATATTTACAATATTTTCATGAATATTTTTTATAATATTAAAATCATATTCCATATATACTTCTAAATCTTTATAAACAGGATAAGTATCATTTTCTATTAACATGATAATTTTTTTTTCATTTATGTGTTGTAAAATATATTTTGCCATTAGTTTAAATAATTTATAATAATCACGATAAATTTGATTATTTAATGTTTGGTATATTTTTTTATAATTATCATTATAAGTTTTAAAAATTCTCATTTGAAAATTCAAACTATCTAAACAAAATGTATGTAATGTTGCTGTATTATTTTTATGCAATACAACTTGTTCTGATTTTAATACTTTTAATTTATGTTCAATATGAGCAAAAAAACTTTCAATATTTTCACATAAATTAGATATTTCATTTTTAAACGGGTTTATTTCCTTATTCATAATAATATATATAAAGATATAATAACTAAAATGTTATATAAAGATATGGAAACTATGTCCCAAGTATCCTCATCTGGACATCAATTAACAAATAATTTAAATTTAATAGAATTAAATGGATGGACAGAGCAGCATGAAGAAATTTTTGTAGAATGGGCTGATAAAGCAATGTGTTACAGATGGTTACATAGTCGTTCTTATAAAATTTTCTCTTTTCGTAATGCGTGTTATACAATTCCTGTTATTATAATGTCAACAATTTCAGGAACAGCAAGTTTTGCACAAGATAAATTTCCACCTAATTATAAAGTATTAGCTCAAATGATTATTGGTTCAATTAATATTATTGCAGGTATATTGACCACGATTCAACAGTTTTTAAAAGTAACACAATATTGCGAAGCACATCGCGTAAGTGCAATTTCATGGGGTAAATTTAGTCAAAATATAAAAGTTGAATTAACAAAAAATCCAAAAGATCGTGAAAAACCTATGGAAATGTTGAAAAGTTATAAAGAAGAATTTGATCGTTTAATAGAAATTAGTCCAGATATAGAAGATACAGTTGTTGCTGAATTTCAAAAAAAATTTGGAAAAAATAAAGAAGCAGAGGTAAATGCAAAAGAAATAAATAGTCGTTTTAAAGAAAAATTCAAAGAATTATTTCATCAACCAATAGACATTGAAACAAATGGTGAGTTAAATATTGATGATGAAATAAATAAAACATTTAATGATTATAATTTAGAAATGAAAAAAATTGAACGTCAAAAAGCAAAAAATCCCTTAAAATATTTGAAAAAACCTGATGTTTGTGATGAATTAGTATCTACAAATGAAGTTCGTAGAAACTGGTATAACACAAAAGATAAAGAAACAATTGTATATGAAGATCCTGAACAAATACGTGAAATAGAAAGACGTAAAGAGCGGGAAATTTATAAACGTCAAATTGATGATTTTAAAAATAAATATCAATTATTACAGGGCAGAATGCCTTTTGATGCAGAAATAACAGATAATCTTAAGGATGTTATACCAGTTAATGTTGTAGAATCAATATTGAAAGAATTAAATCATCAAGATTAAATATTCAATGGTTTAAAGTGTTAATATTCTTTCATAAATATCTCTAAATTTTTGTTGAAAAAATCCACTGTAACTTTTTGTTTTGTTGCTGTAAAATGGAATAATAATAACAAGTCGTTCTTGTCCATGTGTTTGTTTTGTAATTTTATGATATGTATCAGAGCCATTATATATAACTCCTTTGCCTAATTCAATTGGTATAATTTTTTCTTTTCCATTAGATTTATCTTTAATTACAAATTGTGATGTATTTTTTAAATCTACTTTTATGGGGATAACTAATGTATAACGATTTCCTATAGTGAAATTATTATCATAATGCCAATCAATAAAATCATTATTTTGAGAATAAAGTCGAGAAAATATTCTACATTTTTCATCTAAATCAGCAAAATCAACATTTTCACCTATTGCTTGAGAAACTTGTTGTTTTAAATTTTTATTTATGTAAAAATCAACAACATCTTTTGGAAGTTGTTCGTATTCTAATTTTTTTCCCTGAGTATTATTAAAATTTGATTTTGGATCTAAAATATGACCCTTCTTTTGCATTAAATTTTCAACTTCATTTATTAATTTTTCTGGTAGCATTTTTACATCAATATATACAATTTTATTAGAAGAGCTATTTTTATATAAACGAAAAATTTTTCCTTTGTAATAATTATAAATTAACAATAGTAAAATTGATATTAATATAAACAAAATTAAAAATAACAATATTTTTTTAAAATTATTTGAAATTATATTTTTTATTTTGCGTGTGATTTTTAAATTCATTAATATATATTAATCAACAATATATATATTAATTATTTTGTAATAAAATATTGCTCTTTTACCTAATTATAGATGCTAATATAAAAGTTATGTTTACTTTTTCTTACTACCTTTTTTTTTCTTACTTGCTTTCTTTTTCTTACTTGCTGTTTTTTTCTTACTTGCTGTTTTTTTCTTACTTGCTTTCTTTTTCTTACTTGCTGTCTTTTTCTTACTTGCTGTCTTTTTCTTGGTTTGTTTATTTTTTCTTTTTAAACCCATCATTGTTAATACACCACCACCAACAACTGGATTAGTTGTTTCAGTAACTGAATTTGCTTGTTGTTGTGGTTCACTTGTACCAAACATATTTAAACTACCTGTAATATTTTGAATGCCTTCTGTTATAGAATCTCCTAAACTTTTAGCAGTAGTTGCTACTGTTTCACCTACCGAATTAGTTGTTTGTGATAAAGTTTCTGTAGCAGATTCCATTGCATTTGTTGCTCCATCTGCTACTGTAGATGTGGCTGATGTAATAGCTTCACTTGCTGTATCTGTTGCACCTGAAATTGTATTACTTGCTTGTTGTGTAACATTACTTGCTGTATTACTAATAGCTGAACCAGTATTGGACAAAGCTTTAGATGTACTATTTACAGCACCTTGTGCTGTTTCAGTTACAGCTGTAGCTGCCATAGCAGCACCTTCACCAATACTTGGTCTTGTGTTTGAATTATTATTAGATGTATTAGTTACATTTGCTAAAGCTTCACTGGCAGTACCAGTTATTGTATTTAATAGTCCTTTACTATTTTCATTAGTCGCTTCTTTATTAGGTGTATTTTTTGATGAATTAACATTTGAAAATCCATTATCCATTTCAGTTACAACATCATCGTTTTGTAATTCTTCACCATCTCCATCGTCAACAGCATTATCAATCATTTCGTCTATAGCAGGAATTGATGAAGCATTTGTAGGAGTATTAGAAGTATTAGTAACAGGAGTATTAGCAACAACATTAGCAGATGGAGTATTAGTAACTTGAGTATTAGTAACTGGAGCATTAGTAACAGGAGTATTAACAACAACATTAGCAGATGGAGTATTAGTATTAGGAGTAGCTACAGAATTAACGTTAGCATTAGCTGTTTCTATAACATTGCTCATATTTTCTTCAGTTACAGATTCATTAGGTGATGGTAATTGTGATGCTGCTACTGTAACAGCAGCTTCTGTTGGTACATTTGTAGAATTATTATTACCATTTTTATTGATAGATGTATTATTTTTTAATGATGTATTTTGACTACGAATTGTTTCAATTTGATCTACAACTTCACCTAAATCTGCATTAGCTTTTGAGGCAGATTGTGCAATAATAGCAGGTTGTAATTTTTGAATATTATCAGCAGGGTCATTTTCAAGTGATTTACTTGCTTTTACACTATTTGGTACATTATTTTGTTCTAATAATTCTTTTGGTGCTAATTCTAATTTAAATTCCTCAAATTTTTCTTTAGTATCTCCTAAAAATACAACATTACCTATTGTTTGAAAGCCACTCTTTTTGTAACAAGATAATGTGCCTTTGTTAGTAGTATTTACATATAATATTATTTCATGTACAATGTGTTGGTTATTTTTAACATCATTGAAAATATAATTTTCTTTTTCCAAATGTTCAATAAATTTGTGAAGCATAATACGACATATCATATCATTATCGCTTCCTTTAAAAGCTTTACATAGGTCATATAAAACTAATCTGTTAATACCTTTTTTGGTTTCCAATTTAATAGTAAAAAAACCATATGGTTTTAAAAATTGTTTACTTTTATTGTCACTACTATCTACTAAAACAAAAAATATTTTATTTTTATAAGTATTTACCTTATCTTTTTTTATACCAGGATAACAATTTTTTAAACATTTACCTACAATTCTATTAAAAATTTTATTCTTTTCCTTATTATCTGTTCTTTCTAATCGTAGTAAATCAAGACTATTATAAAAATCTTCAAATGTTGTTTCTTTATCAGACATATATATTTTAACCATAGAATATTTTTTCTTATTCTGTAATAAATAACTTATTCATATTAATAACCTCTGGTTTATGTTTTTGTATTGTAAATATTTTTTTTATGTTATCAATATTTCTAAATCGCACTGTGTAATCTTTTTGAATAGAATTTCTACCTACACGTCCAATTGCTTGTATTAATTTTTCTTGAGATATATTATCCAAGTCTTTACCAATAAAGCCATGACAAAATTGATAGTTAGTACCATAAATATAATCATCACAAGCTATTATTAAATATAGTCTTTGGTTATCTGCTAATTTTTTCATTATTTCTAAATAGTCTTTGTTAACATTTACATCAAAGACTCCTATACCTAGAATTAATAACAATTTCCAAATATCATCAATATTTGTTAGTTTCATTATTGCTAATACATCATCTTCATAAATTTGTGATCTAAATGGCATATTTTCTTCATTCAATACTTTATCTAAAATATTCTTAGATACCCATTTTTTTATATGACTAATTGAATTAGGAATCCATATTTCATCTAAAGATATTGATTTTAATTCATTGATTAATTTTTTTACTTGATTTTCAGCTTCTCTAATTTCAGGAGGCATTCTTTTTTCATTATTAATTTTATTTTCATTTTCAGCATTATCATTTTGATATTCTTCAATTTTTTGTTCTAAAACACTAATTTTATCACGTATAACATTATTATACCGTATAGAATCTAATAGTTGTGACAAAATGTCATTTGGTATTTTAAGTTGTTTTAAACAGAATTTACCAATTAAATTAGGTTTATTTGTCATATATATTGTAGGTCCATCAGTTAATGTATATGCATCATAACTGGAAATATGTGTACCATTTGTTTCTAGATTATTTTCATTTTCTAAATAACGTGTATCTTTATTACTATCTTTATTAAAATGTTTCAATATAATATTACACTGTTCTTCGGTTAATTGTTCCAATAATTTCAAATAATAATTTTTTATATTTTTCATATTTATATCAGTAATTTGTGTAAAATAATTATTTATATATAGATTTTCATCGTTAATAAAATTTTGTTTTAAAATATATTTTATAAAACATGATATTTCATGTAAATCAAAATATCGTAACAAAGTTAAATTATTATTACAATAACCAACTGATTCTTTCAATTCATTATAGTTGCTACAAATATTATGTGGAACATACGTATAATAATTATTATCTAACAATGGAATAGTTTTTTTACAATCATTACTATTAATACTTTCAATTATAGGATTATCATTTTTAAATTTTTTGTTAAAGTCATTAATTACATTAGATAATTCATTAATATTTGGTAATGTTGCTGATGATAATACTATTTTTGGTATTTTATTTTTTGACCAAACATTATGTACATAATTATGATTTTCATGTGTTTCATAATCCAAGAATATTGTTGGTTCATCCCAAAACATGATTAAATCATATTTATTATTAAATTCTAACATATAATACATAGCATATTCATAAGAACGAATATCACATATCATTATTTCTACTTTACTACCATCACTATTGTCTATTTTTTTCATACCATTTTTATGTTTAATATATTTACCTGATCCATCATCTTTTTTTACAAATGTATTTGCAGCAAAATTATGTAATCTTATGTCACTTGCACTATTACAACCAAAAGCAAAAGCTACTTTTCTATCAGCAGAAATAGCTGATCTTGCTAATGCTAATCCAACATGTCTTGCAGCACAAACATAAATTATTCTATATTTTTGACTAATTGAAATAGGTGTTAATGTTTTACCTGTAGCTGTTGGAGCAATATATAAAATCAATTTAGCATTTACATCATAATTTTTAATAGGTTTACCATTAGTGTTATAATCTTCAAAATCTTGTTTATTTATTTTATCATTATTTACATTAAACAAATTGAAAATTCTTTTTTGATGTTCATACAATTCAATATTTTGATATTGTAATATATATTTGTTTTGTTCTATGTATTTTCTTGAATTTATTATTAATTTTTCATAACTAATTTTATTTTTTATATTTTCAATATTATTATTAATACAATTTAATAAATGTGTATTTGTATATTTAATATTATATTTTAACATGAACTCAAGAGTGTAATAATAAAATATATATTTATCATTTTCTGCTTTATGGTATTTTAACATTTTTTCAAAAATATACAATAATCCAAATTCATAAATATTATCCATTTTCTCAATATTCAATTTTTTACTATGTTCTATTCGCATTTTATCAGCTTTTTTTAAATTTTTTATTTTTTTTTCTTCTGGAATTTCAAAATTAATTTTATACGATTTTTTTATTTTTTTTATTTTACTTAGTAAATATATTTCAAAAATTTGATAATTAAATGAATCAATATTATCATCATCAATAGATATTTTCATAAAACCAAGAATACTAATATTTTTGTTAAATGTAATATCAATATTATAAAATCCATTAATAATCATTTTTATAATATTCTTTTCATCTTCATAGACATTTTTTTCTATAGAATCCCATTCTAATTTTACTAATTTGTTTTGAGTAAAATCCATAGTTATATTTAAAATAAATATTTAAATATAATTTTTAATCAATTTTTTATTTTATTTGATTCATGTTTTTTATCATAAAATTTTTTATTTTTTACAAAACGTAAACATTGATAATATTCGCCTTCATATTTTTCACATTCAAAAAATGAATGAACACCTTCAAATGAATGTACATATAAACAAGTCATAAATTTACTATAAAACTTTTCACATTCTTTATTTTTTTTTCCAATTAATGATATCATATATAGTATAAAAAATTATTATTTAAATACAAATAAAAAAAAATTGAAATCTATTTTAGATTTTAAACATATATTAAAAAATAAGAAATGGTAAATCTCGTAAAAGACATCGACGAAATGAAGATCTGGCGTAGTATGCAAAAAGAACTGAAAGATCATCGCTCCTATTTTGTTCGAAAACAATTTTATCCATATAATATGGATAAATGGGAAAAAGAACATCGTGAAATCGAGCAAAAATATCGAAAACAACTTGATGAATTGCGCATTTCAAAAAAGGAACAGCAATCTAAAGAACGAAAAGATAAGGAAGAACAGCTTATTAATGATGCGGCTGATGCTCTTCTCATGTTAAAAAAATCTAAACAAGTTCCAAAGAAGAAGAAGGTAAAAAATGAGGTTGTTGTATTGAGAAGGTCGTCTCGTATTGCGTCACAACAAAAGTAAAAATAAACAAAAAGACATAACTTAAATATAAAACAAAATAAAAAAATAGAAAATTAGAAAAACAAATAAAAATTCCCCCTTAGTGGGGATTTTTTATTTTAATCAGTTTTTATTTTCAAGTTATTACCCATATTATAGAGATGTTTTGTACATGATATAAAATTATCATAAACACTTGGAAAATGAATATATGGTATATTTTTATCTTTACAATATTTTTTAACAAGATGAGATATTTTTGGATAATGGACATGACTAATTCTAGGAAATAGATGATGTTCGATTTGATAATTTAAACCACCATTTATAAAACACAACCAACTACCACCAACATTAGAAGAAGACATTACTTGACGTCTTAAAAACCCATATTTAGTATTTTTATCAAATGAAATAACATTTTCAAAATTATGAGATATTATGAAAAAGAAGGCTAAATAATATCCTGCAACGAAATACAAAGGTAATGTATATATTAATGTATAAATGGATTTACTACTATATATTGGTAATAATATCCATCTTGAAATAAAAAATATTGTACCAAAAAATTCTTGTTTTCTATATTTAATCGTATAACTACTCATTGGTGTATGTATGATACCATTTATTAAACTTTTTGTACTATTAATAATTGTAATAAAACCAAATAATCCTATTATAAAAAAAGTATAAAAATATTGATATGAATGAATTGGCAATAATTTTTGTATAGGATTAATACGTAATATTTCACTTCCCATAATGTCAGGATCATCATGAACATCATTGGTATAAATATGATGTTGAACAACATGTTGATGAATCCAATTAATAGCAGATCCACCAATATAATTTTGTGTTAAACCAAGAATTCTATTAATATTAGGATTTTTTGAAATAGCGCCATGATTTGCATCATGTTGTATATTTAATCCAATTAAAGCATATAATAATCCTAATAGTGAGCAATTTAAAAAATGATAATGAATTGTATAATGAACATAAAATTCGAAAAAAAATGTTAAAAATAATAAAATACCTGATTTCAAAAAATAATTATAATTAGAAAATGATTCATGACGAGGTAATATTTGTTCAATAATTTTACATAGTTCAATAAATTCTGGATCCATTCGTTCCATATTTTTATCTTCTAATGTAATTAATTTTGCTGAAACTAATTTATTATGTG